TAATTACTTTATATTCAAGCCATGTAATAGGAACATTCCATTCATCACCGCATCTTTGCACAAAATCATAAGTTTCTGGCATCTCTCGCCCTGTATTTGCAAAAACAACTTTAACGTTTTCCTTTAAGCCGTTGTTAGCTTCTAATATTTTATACAGCATGAAAGCACTTGTTCTACCACCACTAAAACTTATCAAAACGTTTCCATCTGGTAACTTATAGTTATCATTTATCATTTAAATTTTTCTCATTCTTTTTTCTTTGCTTTTTCGCAAGTTTTTTCATTATTTCTACTGTTTTCTTTTTGAATACCCTAGTGTTTCTTTGTCCTGTATCTGGAACTATAGGCTTGAGTGCAAATATTTTTTCGTAATCGTAATTCATATAGTTAACTCCATTTGTTTATCATTTTTATAATTAATTTTGGATGAATGATAATATTCTAAATATTCATCCCATGTTTTGTGCCTGTAATATTGCCTTATAACGTATCTTTGAAACTGCTTTAAGTCTTTCCTTTGCTGTAATGGGTCATAAACCATAGGATAAGGCAAAACCCCAAAATCAACCATTTTGTTGAACCTGTACCATATACGTTCCCAAGTTTCTCGCCTATCATAACCAATAAGCATATAAGCCATAATTTGATTAGGTTTTATTCCGTTATCGCACAATAAATTAACACCCCTAAAAAATCGGTTTTCATCTCCAATATTATCCCATGCGGTGTAAATTCTTTTTGTTGAAAATGAATCGTCTCTAAAATCAAGAGTAGCTAAGTTTTCGGCAACAACTTCATCTATTAATCTTATATTTATACCTTGATTAAAACACACTTTAAAACCGCCATCTTGTATCTCTTTAACTCTTTGTTTCCAACTTTCTTCGGGTTGTCCAAAAAAATCATTGTCTAATAAATGTAGTTTTCTAGGATGCCCATCACCTCTCCATATGTCGTAAACACTATTGACCTCATGGTTTTTACCCTCTTTTGTAGGAACGACACAAAACTTGCATTTTAATCGGCATCCCCTTTGTGTAAAGCCTAGACTAAATTTATAGTTTGGATAAAAACTGTAATCTAGTTCGGTGCTTTCACCAATATAGTCTTCAATTTTAAGTTTCCAGTTTGACGTTCCTGTACCACCTATAATTGCGTTTGGATAATTGAGTAAAAGTTTTTCTATCCTATGTTTGCTGAATTGAAAAATTGATGAAGCCATAACCATATCAAATTTAGGTTCAAATAATGTAGGATTTACTGACCTTGTAAAAAATACATTATGACCTTGATTTTTGAAAAAGGCACTCAACTTCATTAAAGCTAAGTTAGGAAGCTTACCATCTATTTGAACCAATTTTATATTTTTACGATCCATTTATGGCAAATCCCAATAATAATTAATGACGCTTCTACAGTTTTTTTTAGTAGAAATAGGGTCACGCACTTGGTTGATGGCGGTGGCTAACGCTAAACATTCCTCGTAATTGTCAAAGACAAGGCGGTGAACTTCAATATTAGCCGTTTCTATATCTGTGATAGTAATGAGATACATGGTAAAGGTTATGACCTCTAACATTTTTTTACAGCCTTTATTTTTTCATCCAGTTTATCAAAATATTTTTTTTTCCATTCTTTTGATAATCCTTCTAAGTCTTCTTCTATATTTGCTTGAATCATTTCTACTGCTTCACACATACACCATGAATCAACATTACAAAGACCCATTTTTTCTAACTCACAATTTGATTGTGGATATTCAAGGTTCATAGCCACCCCCTTAAATCTAAATACTTTTCGGCTTGCTCTTTGGTAAACTCACCTTCTGCTATTGCTCTTTGAACATCCCCTGTATGATGGCGGGCAGTAGAAACAACATATCCTTTTACAGTTTCGGTTTCCACACACTCCTTAAACTGCTTTAGTCTGAAAGGGTACATATCAACCTTTTCTGTGCTTATTGCTTTTGGTTGTTCATCCTCATACTTCTTAGCGGATAGCCAAAAGGCGGGTTGCTTTGCGAATTGCTTATCTTCTACCGATTTATAATATTTGTTATACATATCGGCTAGTTCTTCTGGCTTTTCTATCCATTCGTCTTCTAGCTTCATGTAATTCTTTTCGGCTGTTCCCTTGCTGACTTTATTAGCTACCTTTTCCCAAAATTTTAAAAAGGAGGGAGCATAACTTACTTTGGTTTGTTTAGGACTAGGGGTAGGGGTATGGGGTAGGGGGGTTTTATCTAGGTTAGCTTTAGGTTCTGTGCTAGGTTTTTTTGGTCTGCCACCAAGCTTACCATTTTCTTTTGAAGCTTCCATTCTTCTTGAGATATAAAGATATTCTTGTAGTTGTCTTTCGTTTTGATAGTGATCGTTTACCAAAACAAAGAACTCTTTTATGACATTATCACAGCTACTACATTCACTATTAGTAAAGCAACTAGCTATCCTATATTGTGTTTCTTTATCTTTTGGTATTCCTGCACAGCGTTTATTCCAGTTGAAGCATAATAGCCTTATATATATGCCAAGTGATTGAGCTGATAGATGTTGCGTACCTGCGATAAAATCTTCTGTGAATAGATACCATGCTTTCATCTTCTGCGTTGGTTTTGAATTTTCGTGTATAATCATATTGAACTCCAATTTAGTTTATTGTAACCCCTTCAAGATAAAACCTAAAGGGGTTTCTTGGTTTAGTATCCCCAAACGTCCTTTCTAGCTTGCAATACTGTAGGCTCTTTCCAAATCCAGTTATCCGGGTTGGGAACTAAGCTGTTTTTAACGTCATCTGGAGAATCCACTGTTTTGAGATAATTACCCATAACCTTAATAATATGCTTACATATCCGCATAGGTTCAGAATAATCATCTAGCGACATAGCAATAAATTCAGCATCTTTAGTCTTAGTTGGATTTTTGAGATACCATAGATGTTGAGTAGCATTAGTCGCTTTCTGATAAATAGACTGTTGCATAGCATGGGAAATGCTTACTCTTTGAGGTAGGCTTTTAGACGTTTTCAAATCAATATAAAAATCTTCTTTTGTCTTTTTATCCTCAAAGTGAAAGTCCGTATAACCCACAAAAGGTATGGTATCTATATCTAATTCTACCTTCTTCTGGTAGGTCAATAGATTCCAAGTGTAAGCGTATTTCTGAAACTCCTTAGTACCTAGCTGTAACAGTGGCACTAAATTGTTTCGTTCATCCTCAATCTTTGGGTCATTTATCCTTGAGCAATTTGCATCATATTCAGCTACCATTTTCTCAGAAGCTTCTTCAATGGGTATTCCATTTAGAAACATATTGATACCAGACTCGACACATTGCCCTCTAATGCCCGATGCTGATGTAGGGAACTCATAGCCAAATATTTTTTTTAATGCCCATCGTTCACGATAAAAAGCGAACTCATTGAGATGTGAGAAGGATAAAGGCAACAAATCAAACTTTTCGAAATGCTCTCTCATATCATATCCCTAAATTTTTCAGATATTCTCCTGTTTTCGGTAACTTTTCCAAGTAAATCCTTACATTCGTCTTTTACATTGCTTTCATCACCAAAAAAAACTAAATAATCAATCAAAGCCTTTATCAAATTAGTCATTTGGTCTATTTCTTTACCTTGCAATTCAATAGCTAATTCTTTTTGCCTATCTGTTTTTCTTTCCATTTCAAATTCAAAAAAGGTTTTTGAGTTATCATATTCGACCATTGCTTTTCTCCTTTTCTAATGAGTATTCAGCAAAGGTTTTGCCATCAACTTTCTTTTTGTGGGTGATGATATTATGACCCTTTTGCCTTAGATCGAATATTCTTGAACTAAGTCTGAAACAACCAAAATTGTTCAAAGCTTCTAAGGGGGTTATTTTGTTACCTATTTCAAGGTACTCTAAGATTTGTTTGTTTTGTGATTCTGACATTGTAACTCCTTTCTATAAGTTATGTTTTGCCATTTCCCTCTCGTTGACCACCTTTGTTCTAAGGTCATCCCGAAAGGCTTTGAAGGATTCGAACCTTATTTTGGCTCTGTTCCTCTTCTTCAAGGTTTCACTAAATCTGTTAGTAAAATCCTTAAACTTGTCATGGGTAAATATTAACCCATCTAACTCTTTCATATTCTTATACATTTTTTGCCGTGAAAATTGAAGCGTTAGTTCCGCTATAATCATCTTTTCCTCTTTTTTCATTAGTTCACAAGCGGTATCTAAGTCAGCAAATATCATTCCTAATTCTTCTTGTTGGTGCGATATCTTATGAGGGTCAAACTGTAGTGAATAAATATCGGTCATTTAATACACTCCGAATATGTAATCATATACCCCATTTTGTCTTTGTAACTGTCGTGATGCTTTGGATTAGCCTTTAGCCTTACTGTCTTTTGCCAGTCGTTACATAAGGCAACATGATAAGGCTTCACCTCTATTCCTAGAATGATTGACCACCCTTTAGCGATCTCCTCATGATTTGTTTTAATATCGCCATAATCCAATCCACGACTTTCAACGATACTCACCACCTCTTTACATAATTTTTCACCAACCATCGGGGTTTTCCTTTTTCCATTCAATACGTTCTAATAAATCTTTTTTCCACTGCTCATTTAGTTCCTTGTCTGAATGTCCTAATGTGTGGCACTTGCGACATAGGGCATATAAATTATCTATCCGGTTTAGCCTGTTGTTTTTTACTCCACCCATGCCCTTAGGTATTAGGTGATGTATATCCACCGCCACTTCTTTATGACAATTCCAACAAAGGGGGATATCGTTTTCGTGATACCCCCAAAAGTCGGCAAAGAGCTTTTTATAGTTCTTTAAGGTTTTCATTAAATGCCCTTACTGCATTTTTTGTAAGTTCCTCAATATCATTTACGGAAAAGTGACCAGAACCCATAGAACGACCGACAACACCAGTTACGAATATATCTAGTCGCTGTGTATCGCTTTTATTTAAGCCACCAGTAGCAGGTCTAGGTGTATAGGTAGTGTTAGCCTGTGGAACTGGTTGTGGCGGTTGTGTGTGCGTATAAACTGGCTCTCCACCATACATTGCGTTAGGCTTTTGTTGATAGGATGCTTGTTGGTCATTAGGATTCACCGCAACTTCTAGGTCTTTGATATTTGTGTACTGGTTACCATTAGCTGAAGTCTTTGTATTGATAACTGTATAGTTTATCGCATCGCCTTTTTGTGGCATGGGGTTCATAGAAACACCCCTGTAGTACAGCCTAGTTCCATCTATCAAATCTATAGAGTAGTTAGGAACTCCATCTTTTGTATTATCAAAAATTTTATCTATTATCATTTACTTATTCCTTATTATTTATTGATTACGTTGTATCCACGACCCTCTAAACACCTATTAACAAAATCCTTTCTGGTATTTGCTTTAGGTGAAAGCCATAGCACTCTCCACCTTAGACCATTATAGACTGCTTTGCTCTTATCCCAAACATAGCTCGTCTGATCTTTTACTAAGCTTTTGCAGGTATAATAATCATCGTGGAAGCGGTTCATGTCACCCTTTATATTGGCTGACGATTTTCCCCTACTATCAACTATTGGCATGGTTGAACACCCACCAATAACGATGGCTGACAATAAAGTGAAAATTAGTTTTGATTTCTTCATTTGAACTCCAATTCATTTTAAAACCTATTCTATTTTTTTGGTTATGTCTATGTGAAATGTTTCAGAAATAAATAACCAAAATAAAAAATCATAAACAAAAACACACCATCAAAAACAATTTCTAGTAATTTATTCATCTTTTACTTGCTCCAAACTTTTGTATTTTATTTTTCATAAGCTTTTGCAATACCAACTGGTCTAAATGTTTTTTAACAGAGAAGTAAAGGGTAAGTTCTGCTTGCACCCCATTCTTCTCTAAATCCTCTTTGTTGGTTTCCCTAGCTTTGGTAACGATCTGGCAATATTCTTTGACTAAACCATAGTATTTAGCCACCGACATATTGAGAACCCTAGCTGTATGTAGAGTTGTGTTCCCTATTTTTGTGGGTTGTTCTATCATTATCTAACTCCCTCTATAATTTTAGGTCTGTTGATTACTGTTTGCTTTGTTCCATCATATTCCCTGTGGTCTTTGATGGTTGCCTTTACTGTGATGGTGCTATCTACGTCAACATCAAGAAAAGAATTACCCCAATAGGTGAAGACGTTGCCTTGAGCATCTTTGAGAGTGTTTAGATAGCTTACCCCAAAGTCTGTATCAAAGCCTTTTCTGAAAGTAAGGGTAAGGTCAAATGTACCCCTGTCCTTTACTTGTCCAACAAACTCTGAATTGTTTTTGGTAACTATCTTGTCTTTTTTCCAAGCTAATCTTTTTGCTCTTTGTGCAACACCCTTTTCAGAATAGTTGTAAGCAATGTTTTTAAGAGCATTGATTTCATTGCTTAAAGCCACCTTGTCTATATAGCGAATGTGGTTCTTTTCTTCTCTCTTAATTTGTGCTTTAACTTGCTTGAGAGTATATAGCTTTATGCTACGATTTCCTTTTCCATTACATGACCAACAAGTGTCGGGAAATGCACCATTCCAAGTCTTTTTCCAGTAGATGCCATCGCCATTGTTACACTTCAAACAATGATCCTGCCCATAGGCTTTTACACCTCTTCTATCAGCTAGGTAGACAACTTTACCAGAATAAGGGGTGGTATCATCCATTGCGGTGTACCATATTTTTTCTTCTTGCTTACACATTTTGAACTCCAATATATTATTATTATTAGTATTAATAACCTAGATTGTACGCTAGGTTTATTCAATAGTCAACCACCATAAGGTAAAAAATATTGTAGTTTAGTGTTTTTATTGGTATTTTTATCTTATTCCTTCTAAAGTTAGCGGAATATACAAACAGAACTCCAATTCATTTGTATAGCATAGGGGGTAAATTTTATAACCTAAATGGGTGCAATCTCATTAAAACTTAGAACTTACCCCTTATGACAAAAGAATCAGACATACAAATAGCCTGTAATGATTACTTAAACTACCTGTGCAAATACTACCACTTTCGCCATTTCCATGTACCGAATGAAGGGCAAAAGTCTATAGGCTATCATTTAAAGATGAAAAAGATGGGTCTAAAGTCTGGCTGTCCAGATATCATTGTTGAATATCCAGAAGGGCGTGTGCTTTATATTGAGTTGAAGAATGAAAAAGGTAGGCTTTCGGATGCTCAAAAGCTTTGGGCGGTGCAATCAAAAGCTATGGGTACACCTCACTTTATCGTTAAGGGTGGGGTTACTGAATGTTTAGATCAAATAAAAGAGATTATTGAAATAAACGTTCCTGTGCGGTCTTAACTATTTCAGCGTTACTTTACCCTTTTTACACGCAATAGACGCTGTACAGCCTTTAAATTGCCTTTGAAGGGCATTTTATTCTTTCTGGTGCGTTTTCGCTTACGTCCTATGGGTCTTTTGCCAATTAATTCAGAAATAGTAGCTGTTGTTGTAAAACCGATCATTTGCCGACTTTCCGCATTGCTCTTGTATGTGCTTGTGCAAACGTTCTACCCGACTCTAGGTCTTTAGCCATTTCTCTCATATGTTTTAGAGAATGATGCCTAGCATGGCGGTTCATAGCTTTTTGTTGTGTTTTATTGAGTTTCGCTGTGAACTTCTTAATAGATTTTACTAAAACCATCTAACGCTTTTTTCTTTTCATCTTTTTGTTTTTTTTCTTTTTCTTCATTCCCTTAGAGTGAGAACCTTTACCTGTGTGATATGGCATTATTTTTTCCTTTTCTTTTTACCCTTTTTTCGACTTTTTAGGATTGCTTCCTGTAGTCCTTTTGGTAGTTTTTTTTGCTTTGGTGTTAGTTTCATGATACTCCTTTTTTGTTTTTTGGTTCAATGATTTTTTTAGAAAATAACTCGCTATTCTTGAGAAGAAGTCATAAAGCTTCATGTATATTTTTTTCATGATGTGACCATCTCGAAATGTGGACAGTCCAAAAAATATTTCCTTTTCTGACTTTTTCTTAGGTCTATGTACGATTCCCTTGCTTCTTCGGCTGTACCTTCCCAATCACGCAAGTCTGGTACACTCCAAGCACCACCCCATTTAATCGGAACACCTTCTTTTATTGATGCTTCCTTGAACGCATCAGCTATCTCGTCGTACAGGTTTAATTCCCAAGAAATCCTTGAGCCAATATAAGCAACTACGTCAACCGCATCGCCTGTTAAGTGCTTACTGTTCATTGTTTGTGAAGCACCTCTAGCCACTAATTCCTCTTGTTCTTTTATATTTCTTAGTCCACAAGTAACCCCGAAATCGCAATTCGTCAGTCCTATAGCGGTTGTGACTACTGAATGTATTTCATTCTTTACTCCGTCTAATCGTCCTAAACTTCTTTGTGATAATGTAAAAGCCATTTTATGCTCCTTTTGTTTTATAGTACTTGCTAACTGCTCGACTTCCAAACCAAAAACTCATAATAGACGCAAACAAACCTGCTGTCTGGTCATCCCATATTGTGTCTAATGCCATCGTTAAACCCATCCCACCATTCTGCATTAAAGCTAATAATGCTGTTACTTTAATGGCAACGAATAAGCTAAAAAAAGCATAAGTGATGATAGGACGCACACTACCTCGTAATCCGTTAATAAAACCTCCTGCATCCACGCTATCATGTTTATATAACCCCTCTGTTTCTTTTATCTCTGCTTGTTTATCTAATTCTTTTATTTTGAGTTCTGACCTTTTAGCCATTAACTCTATTTCCATTTGCATCTTTTGCAGTTCATGCTTGTTTTCTTGTGATTTCTTAAAAAAATTAAGAATTTCTGGTAAAAAGCTTGTTCCGAACCCTAACAAACTACCTAGTAATGTCATCATTTTGGTTGTTCCCTTCTTTTTGCCAGTTGGTTGAACCCTATGAAACTGCCTATAACACCCATGTTACTTAGCACCCAAATTTCCGCGATGCCCGAAAGATGATCTATGCGTTCAATAGGTACAATCGGTGTCATTAATACCACAATAAAGGCGGTGACTGTTATTGCTGAGAACCACACGATATAACGTTGTTGGTCTTCTTTTTTATCTCTGTTTTCCAAAAGCACCAGTTTTTCACGCATTTCAAACTCTGCGTCACTAATGATATTATCGCCATTTGCATCAAGCTTTTCAAACTTTGAGCCTTTTTCTAGTTGTTTCTGGGTCATTCTTCTCTCGTTACTACTTTTGGTTTGCAATATGCCGAAAAATTATTTCGAGTTTGTCTTTCATTATAAAAATTTATCTTTTCCGCATACCAACTACATTTATCAATACTTCCGTATTCTATAGACTCATTATATATTTCTGTACCTTCAAGAATAACAAGCACGAATAACAATGTCATTTTTTAAAACTATCATTTAGTGAATCTAAAACTTGGTCAATATTGGGCGGTTTACCCCCCGGGTCATATCGGCAAGAGTACTCCACAGGGCATTGACCCTCAACCACTAGCGTATATGTATCGTTTGCACCCTTGTATAAACAAACTTGCTGTCCATTCTTTGCTTTCACTCTTTTATATCTCCTACACGTTATATATTTTGGGTCTTCTCTTATGCCTTTTCGTTTTTCCTGTTCCCATGTCCAGTCGCTAAATTTCTTTAGAAAACAAGTATAACAGTTTTTTATATTGTCGGATTGTGCTAAATATATTGTTTCCCCTTCTACACATAACCATTCAAATGTTTCTTGACCGCCTTGCTTTCTAACACAATTAGCCGAACCATCCCCTGTCGAGTCCCATAAGGGAGTAGATGAAAAGACCCAAAAGACCGATACCAACACTAAGAACGATAACGAGTACAACAATACTAATAACTTTTTCTCTAAATTGCTGTTTATCATATATTTCCTTTTGTCTTCTCTTTCTAATATCCCCTTCCATCCGCACTAATTCGTCCCATTTTGACTGTCCATAGCTGTATTGGATATAGGTGCGTAAATCATTCCTTTGTTGTTCCAACGCCTGTTTAGCACTAAATGCTTCTATGGCTTCTTGTTCAATACTTTTGCCATTCATAACCTTTTTTAGTAATGAAGGGTTTTTAGCTGACTTGTGGGCATTATCAATATCGGAAACAGCACCCATCCATCTTGATAGGTCTTGCGACATAGCTTCTAATTCTCGCCCTGCATGAAATGCCCTTTTTAAGCCTTGAAAAGCCGTACTGGCAACTGTTAAGCTTGCACTGATACTTATAGGGTCAAACATTTACCAACCCCCCTGTGGTCACTTCATAAGACAATAGTATTAAAGATTACACCAAAAGAACTAATGACATAAAATGCGGTTATTGAAATAACTATTCTTTCAAGTCTGGAAACCCTACGTTCCATATCCTGTCTAAAATGATACATATCGTTTTTGAGTACGCTTAACTCCATTAGTATTGCATTTATGTCTGCTTTGGTCATTATCCTGCTTCTGAGTCCTCTATGTTTTGTAGTGTTTCATCCGTTTGTAGAGATGTTGAAAGTTTTTGCACATAATCGTTTTTTGCTATTTGAAAAATGTCTATTTGTCTAACCAATGCACTTAGTTCATTTATTTTGTTTTGGCATAAAGTAATTTGATCTATTAATACTTTTTGATCGTTTTTTAAATTATCTATAGGGTACTCTTTACCATCAATATTTATTACGTTGCTCATTTTTAATTACTCCAAGGTTGTCCACTGCCTGATGTGGGTGTTTTACTTTCTGTGATTTGATTAGCGACTGCTGTTTCAATCTCTGTTACTTTATCAGAACCAAGCAATGCCTTTGCCCAAGTAATACAGTTTGCTTCTGTCACTTTTGCGTATTCAATGAATGATCCAGATGGGTCTGGACATCCAATGCTACCATACATACGTCCACTGTGTGTCACGTCATCTACTGTTTCTGTATCGCTACAATCCCAATGTAATTGATGTATTTGATTTGTACCTTTTGCACCTTTTACAGTGTAATCAGTGTTTACTATTTTCCATGTTACTGCCATTGTTTATTATCCTTTATTATCCACAGTATAAAACACAGGAAACTAATTTTACCCCTGTATTACTATTACCTATTGTTACTTTACCTATTGTCCTGCTTCTTATAATATCATCTGACTGCACCTTTGCAGTGCCATCTCCGTTGCTTTCTAGTAAGTCACCACCTTCACAAGCTCCAGTGACTTTTACTGCTGCTATACCAACTGATGAAACCATAAGTTTATCATGTGTTGTAAAACTATCTACTACACCATAAACTCTTTTATCTCCAACAGAATCAGATATTTTAACTTTGGCGTGGTCTGCTCTTGTTTGTCCTGCTTTTGGACAATCTTGTTCAGTTTCTCCCTCACCTTGTTTTTCTGGATATACATCTAACTCATCTATTGTACTTACTACTGTTCCCTTTTCAGTTTCTGTTGAGATGCCTGAACTTTCGTGTCTACCTACAAAACCATCAAAAGAAACTGTTGAACCAGATACAGAGATACTTCCTTCATTACTATTTTCATTTTGAAAAAGAACTATCGTACCATCATTTAAATTTCTATTAAAAGTCATAAGAACTTTTGCTGCTCCTTGAAGAAAAATATCACCATCACTTGTTATTACAAATTTTTCATCACTGTCTGTGGCATTGAGAGTTGGTGATGTTTGCACTCCAAAAATAACATTGTCACTACTGTCAACCCTTATAACTTGTCTACCACCTGTATGGTTTCTGAGTTCAAATTGACCATTATTATCAGTCATGTTTGTGCCTATTTTATATGCTATCGCAGACCCACCATGATCATTGAAAAGTATGGAAGACTGCGTATCACTATCAATTTGTATGGTTGATGTTGACCCACCACTATCCAAATGAAGAATTTCAGCAGGTGAAGAAGTTCCTATGCCTACTGTACCTCCTGCTGACATATCAATAGTCATGGCGGTAATTGTTGACCCACCATCATTTCCGACAACTTTAAAATCAGAATCTGCGACTGGTGTGTAAATTGAAAACCCACCTCCTGATGGCTTAAAAAGTTGTGCAAATTCTGTTCCTCCATCTGCAAGAGCAATTACAGTACCATCAGCGTCAAGTGTGATATTACCTGCTACATCAAGCGTTAAATTACCATTTCCTGCAAATATTGTTCCGTTTGTACCATCACTTTGTATAGCTACATCATCCCCTGCACCACAGATTAAGAAATTATTATCACCTACTCTTACATCATGGTTAAAGCTAGCAGTTCCTGCGTCTGACATATCTATGGTCATGGCAGTAATCTCTGAACCTCCATCATCACCTTTAAATATTATGTCTTTATCTTGAACAGTGGACTTTATTTCCAGATTGGATGATGAATTTGACAATTTACCAAAAGTAGTTCCACCATCAGCGAAATTTATGTCAGCACCGTCTGCATCAATCGTGATATCACCTGCAACATCTATTGTTAAGTCACCACTAGATAAATCTATCTCTGTTCCGTCTATTGTGATGTTGTCTACTGCAAGGGAATCAGCGGTTAATGCTCCGTTTATCGTAAGAGACTCAATATTGTCATTAGCTTGGTCTAGAGTAAAAAGAGAAATAAAAGCATCATTATCTTCATTTCTTATTTTAAGAATATTGTTTGTTGTGTCGTAAAATAACTGGTTAGCGTATGTGGTTGAAGGTGCTGATGTTCCTGAGTTTGTAGACCCTAATGCTTGTAACGCTGAGTTTAAATCTGATCGAAACGATGCAAACCCTTGATTGGCTATTGATAAATCATTTTGTGACATTTAGCACTCCTAACTTGCTATTTCCCCGAATCCTCTTGCAACATAATCAAAAGTTCTGCTTACTGTTGCACTGGAACTATTAAAAAACTCTATTGTAAACCCTGTTTCACTTTTATTGGTTATAGCATAGAAATCTCCACTCGCCAAGTTCTGAGCAGAAATTCCAACCCCTTGAAGTGATTTAAATGCAGGACTAAATGTTATTGCTTTTCCACTTGTACTTGTACCGCTTGCCACATCCGCTTCTGCTATAACTCTATCGGGCATATCTACAGTTACAGACAAAGCAGAAACTTGTTGTGTGGCTGTGCCTTTTGTGCTTGTCATCTGTAGCTTAAATTTAAATGCTCTTGCTTTGTAATCACCTACAAAAAACTTTCTAAAATCTGTATATGTTGGAGAACCACTTGGGTCACCTTCTGTTGTAGCCACCAATAATTCTGTGTTTGTATCGTCAAATTGTTGTGGGTCACCATCAAATAAACCTGACCTGTCATCAAAATTACCCGAAGCATCATCAAAGGAATCTACAAAACTAATTCGTGCGACATTCATATTTGCTGTAACTCTACTGGTATACACCGAACCTAAATCTATATGCGTATCAAATTCGTATGTTCCAGAACTTGCAACATTTCCTACTCCACCATCAAACAACCCTCCTGCATCATCAAAATTACCTGCTACATCGTCAAAATTATTGGCTGTTCCAAGTTGTAACTTGCTATCAACCACCGCCATATTTGTTTTCGTGCCTGTAAAACTAGGACTTTGAGTAGATGTTGAAACTAAGTTTAACCCTTTAATGCTTTCGATTATAGCTACTGTTGACACCGCATTTTCCGAACTATTACCAACCTTATCAACTGCTTTTATAAAGTACGTTCCTGTCATTGCAGGGACTATCACAGTATTAGCAGGTCTTGAAACCTTATCCGCTATGTCTATTGAATTAGCGTAGGTTGCTCCACTTGTTTCTTTTGCGTGTCTTATTCGATAGTGTGAAAGGTCTAGGTCTGTTACTGGTGTCCATCCTAAATGTGCTTCTGTGCCTATTATATTCACACTAAAATTTGTTACATCTTGCGGTGGTTGTGTTTTACCGACTACTTGGTGGGTAGTGCTTACAAAGACTGACCGACTTATTGAACTAACCGACCTTGCTCGAACATCATACACCACATTATCTTCTACATTGACTAATTCAAACTGTGCTGAACTACCCCGACCTAAGTTGATAAAAACTGAGTCTGTAGATTTTTTGGCTTGTACTTCGAAATCCGTAATAAATAAGTCAGTAGCTGTTACATTTACCAATAACACCGCTATAGCTTCCTCATTTCGTGAACGTAATTCATCGGTGACTGAAACTGTTGGTGCTTGAACAAAGAAAGGGTTGGGTAGTGTGGTATCGGGTATTGTTGGTAATGCTTGTTGTGTACCAAATGTATAAAAGCTATCTTGATGTTCTGAACATTGTATGCTTACTGTATGATCGGCATTTATTGATACTCTTTGTACTCTAAAGGCTTTTGCCGAAAATCCAGGGGTTGCATGGGTTACGTTTACTATATCACCTACCGCTAAGTCTAAGGCTGTTCCATCGGCTCTAAGCGATATATCTAAACTTGAACGTGACCTCCTTAGAATGATTTCTGCCATTTCCTGTGCTTGATGGGCATTTGTGAGCATTGTGTAATCAAAGCGACCCTCTAAAAGCAACTCACCATCTTCGGTTTTCATGGTTGCGTGTTGATCTGCCGAATCTAAGCCTGTTTCATCTACTGGTGGAAACTGTACTGTGTCGGTCTGATAGTTTTTATCGGGGTTTACAAAAGTAACAATGACCCTGTTATATCGTGAGTTTTTGTTTTTACTCTGAATACTTATACCGCCAATAATATTATCCTCTGTAAGTGTTATTGATGCTGAACCTGTGCTTTCCACTAGGATATTATATTTACCACTAGAGAAGTTAAGATAAGAACGTGAGCCTTTTACAAATTCTTTTACGTTGTTGATAGCTTTTCTAGATGTATCGACCACTATATGACTATCTAAAAGGTCAATAGCACTTGCACCGCTAAAAGGGGTAATATCGGCATCACAAACATCGGTGGCGGTTTGCCAATCCGCAAAGTTACTATCAAAATAACTATTGGTAATACCCATACCAAACCTGTCGTTTCTTAGATAGTCTAAGAGTTGCAAGATAGGGTTGTCCGAATATTCCCATGTTGTGCTTGTGTCTGCTCTGTGGCTACCGCTACCGCCTGTAACTGTTCCATCTAAATTAGGGTTGTATACTTTTCGCCCTTTTATAGTTGCTTGCACTCTTGGTAATGAACCAAATTTTTCTGCGTTCCATTCAAATCGTAAAGCAAGATAGGCTAAACCTTGTAATCTATGGTTTGATGTCCATGAATTTACTTCGCCTAATAGTGATGAAGATGTTTGTGTGTCTGTGCCTAAATGTGCCTGTACTGTAATTAAACTATTAGTGTTTTCTGTATCAAAGAAATTAGCATCCGCACTTGTTACAGTTCTTTGTGTTCCATCGGTAAGCGAACCCGATAAGGTAACTTGATGATTGTTTACAAATAAGGTTTCAACGCTGTTTATTTCCCCTTCACTTAGAACAACCGCCATATATAGATATTGATTATCTGTGCCTGATGTTTCTACAAAGACAACATTACCACCTACTTTTCGTGTTCCGTACACCACAGGAATACTTGAATTAGCGGTGAATTTATTAACTAATATTCCTCTTGCTACTTGTTCCTCAAACTCTTCCGTAAATTCTGGAATTTCTGGCTGTGGTACTACCCAACTAATAACCTCATCAACAACGTCCACAACTACATCAACTACACCTGTTACAACGTCACCGACAAAATCAACTGTTTCCGTTATTACATCGCCAACAAAATCAAAAACGTCTTCAACAAAACCACACATTTAAAACATTCTCCAGTTACTACCCATGTTTTCAAATCCTAGTCGTTCAAATACTGGGTCTTTGTGTAGACCTGTGCTAACCGATAATAACATCGGCAACCCTTCCGAAACATTCTTTACAGAATTTACTATGGTTTTTACTAAGTTATACGTTCTAAATTGCTTTCTGACATACAATACATGGATATTCATTATCTTATCTTTACTAAACCAATACTCAGCCTTGTGAAACATACACAACCCCATCAGTTCTTCTTTATCTAAGTCTTTAGCAAAAATTACTCTACCCTTTTCTAAGATTGTGTTGATGAATAATGTAAGCTTTGGCTTGTCAACTTCTGGAAGCTTTTTATCAAATAACTCTCCTTCTTTAAACTCCATAAGCATTTCATAAATCATATCAAAGTCTTTTTTTTCTGCTTGATATAAATGCACACTACTCATTCTCTACCCCATTTAATGTCTACTAGATTTAGTGCTGAATATTCCATGCCTTGATCGGTAGAAAAAAACCTTTTTTGTGAATTATCGGATGTTGTTCTACCGCTTTTCTTTGAGAAGTTCCCCCAATGTGACGTAACAGAAAAACTCAAAGTGGCTGTTGTTGTGCTATCGGTTATCTTAAATTCATCTATCGTTCCGTAAAACAAAAGAAAAGGGTCAGATATTAAGGCAAGATTAGAATCAAGAAAACCCCTATAAATAAAGACATTATCATTAATTATGTTTTCATTAAGTACAATAGAAATATAGGTTTGATCGACACCTGACAACGTAACCACAAGGCTATTTTTTGAGGGTGTTGCGGTTTCACTTACTGCGGTTATTCCTCTAAAATGTCCATTTGCTAAATAGGTTCGTGAGCTACCAGAAACACTAGACGTAATATCAAAACTTGCATTTGTAAAATAAACTGGAGTTGCAAACCCTAATTCTATCAATAAAACTGGTTCAATATTTCCTGTGGCTAGTTCTGTTTTGACCGCACTTGTTAAACCTCTAGCCATCTATAAACTCTCTATTACATCAAACTCATAATTAAAAAGTAATTCACCATTGCTGTTATTTGCACCACTAGAAAACTCTTGAATATCGCTCCTTAAATGAACATTAAAAGGCACTGAATCATAAGTGACCGAACTATTGTCTGTTAAGGCTTCTCTTAATGGTGGTTCTATAGTTACTGTTGCGGAATTGCTTGAACTGGTTACATCTTCGACAATCATATAAACCTTGTCGTGAGCAAACTTTATAAAATCACCTGCCTTTAATCTACCTACTCCATCCCCTGCAAAGCCATCAATAGCTATTGTGGTATCAGCTACAGAATGTGAACCATTTACCAACAAAGTACCTGTTTCGTTACCTTGTGCGTTTAAATAACTTGGAAAACTTACTGTAAAATTTTCTTTTCTGTTTCTTTGCTTCATAATAAAAGCCATCACAGGTGCAAAGTCTGATCTAGTCATGGGAGGATATGAAAGAGTAAAACTAAATCGTTGACCTTGCACTTGTCTTCTGAATGTCTTTCCGCTATCGGTTTGACTTAAAAGAGT